ATTGTGTTTCCTATGATTGATGATGTTGTGTTTTTGGAAGAGCAGCTTGCAGAATTAAAAAAATACCCATTTATCAGTATCAATCCGGCAAACAAAGCACAGCAAAAAGCAACAGCGGCAGGCAAACAATACAAAGAATTTTTGCAGCAATACAATAACTGTATCAAAATATTGCTATCTCTTGTAAATAGCGATGCCGGAGACGAAGAAAGCCCACTAAGGTTATACATGAAAGAGTTGATGAAAGGTAATGCTTAATGCCTTAAATCAAGATTTATATTTGATACAGTATCGAATCGCAATTAAAACAGGAGAAATTATAGCCGGTCAAGAACTCACTATGGAGCTTGACCGGCTAATTAATGATCTGGGAAATCCGAGGTATTATTACGACACAACAGAAGCATACAAAAGAATTCATTTTATGGAAGGCTGCATTCGTCTTACAAAATCACCGTTTTACGGAAAGCCTATGATTTTAATGTTATGGCAAAAAGCGTTAATCGAAGTTGCATACAGCTTTAAAATGTCCGACACTGACTTTGACAGATTTAAAAAAATTATTTTGTTGATAGCAAGAAAAAACACAAAGTCGGAAACATGCAGCGCATTGGCGTTATGTGAATTAATTTTCGGAAATGACGGTTCGGACATTGTATGCAGCTCTAATGATGATATGCAAGCAAATATTTTGTATGATGCCATTGATACCATGCGTTTAATGATAGATCCAAAACAGCAAGATACATGGAGAAATCAGCAGTGTATCAGAAACAAAGTAAATAACTCTAAAATTTTCAAGCTATCAGACAGAACCAGAAATAAAGAAGGAAGAAATATTGATTTTGCCATTTTAGACGAAGTTCACGAAATGATGAAAAATATTATTTTGAAATCCATAGAACAAAGTCAATCTTTAAAAGATAACCCAAAACTCTTTATTATCACAACAGAAGGTTTTGTCAATGACGGTGTGCTGGATCATCTACTTGTTGACTGTAGAAAAATCATAAACGGAGAAGATAACGGTATCAGTGCGGAAAGGACATTACCTTGGCTGTATACGCAAGACAGCGAACAAGAAATCTGGCAGGATAAAAGTACGTGGGTAAAATCAAATCCAACGCTTGGAATTGTAAAGAAGTGGGACTACCTAGAAGAACAGGTAGACTTAGCACGTAAAAGCAAAGCGGATAGGATGTTTGTACTATCGAAAGATTTTAACTTTAAGCAATCCAACTCCGAAGCATGGCTTATGGAAGAAGATTATAAATATTCTGCCGTATACGATATAGAGGAATTCAGAGATTGTTTTGCTCTGGGAGCGGTGGACTTATCAGAAACTACAGACTTAACATGCGCAAAAGTATTGCTTATGAAAAAAGATGATCCAACAAAATATATTTACACTATGTATTTTATACCTGAAAGTAAGTTAGAGTTGTCCAGTGATAGAGAATCAGGAGCGAAATACGCAGAGTGGGCAAAAGAGGGGTGGCTTACCATTTGTGAAGGCAACGAAATTGACCTATCAATGGTTGCGGACTGGTTCTATAAACTTTATGAGACATACGGAATACGCACAATTACAACCGGTTACGATCAGAAGTTTGCAAAAGACTTTTTAAACCGCATGGAAGAATACGGATTTGAATTCGAAATGGTTTATCAAAATAAACTTACCTTATCTAATCCGATGAAATTAGTGGAAGCGGATTTAAAAGGGCGACTTATCAATTATCAGAAAAACCCAATAGACCAATGGTGTTTGGGTAATGCTTCTATGGAAATCGACAACTTTGGTAACGTGATGGCGGTTAAAATCAATAACCAACAAAACAGAAGAATTGACGGAGCGGTTACGCTAATCATCTTGTATGAAATGTATCGGCGTTATCGCTCTGTTCTTTTAAGAAAGTTGAGGTGATTAAGACGGGGTTTTTAGATATATTCAAGAAAAAATCAAAAGAACATAAGTATGCTCAAATGTTAAATGGAAGCATTCCAGTGTTTGCGCAATTTGGAACAAATATTTATGCTAGTGACGTAGTACAGCAAGCTGTAAATTGTATTGTACTGGAAATGAAAAAGTTAAATCCTCAACACATACGAGAAGTTGAACATGATATTACACCGGTTGTCAGCGAGATTCAAAGAGTGTTACAGAACCCAAACGAGTTAATGACAACCAGTGAATTTATCGAAAAAATTATGTGGTTAACAATGTTAAATTACAACTGTTTTATTATCCCTACATACGAAAAAGAAAAGCTGACAGGGCTATATCCTGTCAAGCCGCTGCGTGTAGATTTTCTACAAGACGTAAGCGGCATTTTTTATGTCAAAATGACGTTTGAAAATGGATATGAAACAACAATTCCGTATAAAAATGTAATTCACATTCGATACAAATATTCAGTTAACGAGTTTATGGGTGGTAACGAATCCGGACAACCAGACAATGATGCACTTTTAAAAACATTGGAACTAAATAATACTTTGCTGCAAGGTGTAGCAAAAGCGATGAAATCCAGCTTTAGTGTAAATGCGGTTGTAAAGTATAACACCTTAATGGATTCCGACAAAACGGAAAAGAATGTCAAAGAACTTGAATCAAAACTAAAAAAGGGCGAAAGCGGAATTTTGCCAATGGATATAAAAGGTGAGTATGTACCGATTAAACGAGATATAAAACTCGTAGACGACGACACACTCAAATTTATAGATTCCAAAATTTTAAGGCAGTTCGGCGTGTCTCTTCCGATTTTAACCGGCGATTATACAAAAGACCAATACGAAGCGTTTTACCAAAAAACATTGGAGCCATTAATCATTTCTATATCACAGGCATTTACAAAAGCGTTATTTGGAAATCAAAAAAACTACGGAAACAAAATAGCGTTTTACAGCAAAGAACTCATGTTTATGTCGGTATCGCAAAAACTTGAAATGGTGCGGGTGCTGGGGGACAGCGGTTCGCTGTACGAAAATGAAAAGCGCATTGCGTTTGGTTTACGTCCTTTGCCTGAACTGGCAGGAGTAAGAAAACAATCACTTAACTACGTTGATGTAGAAATAGCAAATCAATATCAACTGCAAAATCAAAAGCAGAAAGGAGGAAAAGATAATGAAGGAACTGGAAACACGCAAGTATAGTTTTGAAGTACGCGCGGAACAAGACGAAAAACACGGAAACATCATAACCGGCGTTCCTATTGTTTATGAAAAAGAAACCGTTATAGCCGGTTGTTTCAGAGAAGTTATTCACAAAGGCGCTTTGGATAAAGCGGATCTGACAGATGTAAGGTTTTTAGTAAATCACAAGTTAGACGGAATTCCGTTGGCGCGCAGTAGAAAAAATACAGAAAATTCTACTATGAAGTTGACCGTTGGAGATAATGGGCTAAATATCAGAGTGGATTTAGATACTGAAAATAACTTGGAAGCTCGCAGTTTGTACAGTGCAGTACAGCGTGGAGATATTACGGGTATGTCTTTCCTTTTCGGTGTCAACGAAGAAAGATGGGAGGATTTGGACAAAGACTTGCCATTAAGACATATCTACAAAATCAGCACAGTAGTTGAAGTGAGCGCGGTAACAATGCCAGCTTACATAGACACTGAAATAAATGCTCGTGGGAAAAGCGCGGTGGAGACTGCGCGCCAATTGGTGGAGACTGAAAGGCAAAAGCGAGAACAATCGGTGGACACTGATTTACTGGCGTTAGCCAAAGAAAAAATTAAAAATGTTTCAATTTGTATGGAGGTTTAATATGAAAGATTATTTGAAAAAATTAATTGCAAGAAAAAAAGAAGAAGTAAAAAATTTAATGAAAAGAAGCGCAGAATCAGAAGATATTAACGAGGTGCGCTCTATCGGTGAAACCTTAACCGCGTTAAGAGATGAAATCAATGAAGCGGAAGAGCAACTAAAAAAAGAAGAGGAAAAAGAAGGTAACAGCCAGCAAGGTCAATCCGACAATCAGGGACAAGAACCGCAGCAAAGAAGTTTTGACCCAACAAAAACTTATGGCGCTATGAGAATGGTTGGAAGTTTTGGTGAAAGCAAAGAATCTAGAGATAATGACCCCACAAACACAGAAGAATATAGAATGGCATTCCAAAACTATATTTGCAATAATGCTCCGATCCCTGAAAATTTGAGAGCGAACGCAACAACCAAAACAACAGATGCAGAAACCGTTATCCCTACTGTTCTTGTAAATCAAATTATTGAAAAACAAGAATCTGTCGGAATGATCCTTCCTTTAATCACAAAAACAAATTACGCTGCCGGTGTGGAAATTCCAACTAGTGCATTAAAACCAAAAGCTACATGGGTAGCGGAAGGTGGAACAAGCGACAAGCAAAAGAAAACTACCGGAAAAATTACTTTTACACACTACAAATTGCGCTGTGAAATTGCTATGTCAATGGAAGTTGGCACAATGGCTCTAAGTGCTTTCGAAGCAAAATTTGTAGAAAATGTAGTTGAAGCTATGGTAAAAGCAAAAGAGCAGGCTGTTATTAGCGGTACAGGTAGCGGACAACCAAAAGGAATTTTGCTTGAAACTCCACCGGAAGGACAAGCTATCACTGTAGCAAAAGCTGGAAAATTGGATTATAAATTGCTATGTACAGCGGAAGCTGCAATTCCGGAAGCGTATGAAGCAAATGCTAAATGGTGCATGAGCAAAAAAACATTTATGGCATTTGTAGGAATTACAGATGCAAACGGACAACCGGTCGCACGAGTAAATCACGGTATTAACGGAAAACCCGAAAGATACTTACTAGGTAGAGAAGTTGTCACTTGCGGAGATTATATGAAAAATTACGCTGATACAGTGGAAGAAGATACAATCTTTGCGTTTATCTTTAACTTTAAAGATTATGCTATGAACTCTATCTATGATATTGGAATTCAGAAAAAACAAGATTGGGATACGGAGGATTTGCTAACAAAAGCCGTAACTGCATGTGACGGTAAAGTGGTAGACGTTAACTCTTTAGTAACACTCAAAAAAACAGTAGCGTAATGCAAAGGGGATAGGACTATGTCAGAGTTTAACTTACTGGAAGAAGTGAAGAAAAATATAGGTTTGGGCGGTAATGATTATCACGACCAAACAATACAAAGTTACATAGATGAAGTAAAACAATATCTACTGGACGGAGGTTGCAAGCCCAAAGTTGTAAACTCTCCTTCTTCTGCTGGGTTAATCGCAAGAGGTGTTTT